TGTATATAGAATAGATGCTTCCGAATTTACTGAAAAACAAAAAAAATATATTGAAATATTAGAGCTAATAACATTTAAGGGTTATAGACACTTTAAAAGAGGTAATGGTATTACTATTATCAAATGGAAACGTTTTAAAACAGATGAAACAAAGAGTAAATTTATCCGTTTCTTTAGAAAATTATTTTAATACCCCACATAACCTATCTGCTTTGGTGTTAATATACTACAGTATTCTACCCAGTGGGCTAACTTTTGATTTGTATCATCCGATTCTCCCTCTGATATCAAATTTAATAACTTATTTTTTTGTAATTCATCCATTTTATAAGACGTAGTGACATCATTTAGTTTTTTTAAGGCAAATTTTGCCTGTTTGATAGGGTTAGATGGATACATATTTTGAAAATGTACCACCCAACTCTCATTTGTCCCATAATCATAATCGGGAAATACCTTTTGAATTTCTTCCAAAGATGGGTCATATTTATTTTTGAAATAGTTTGACATTTTTATTATAAGTTTACTTTTAAAGTTTGTTTTTAAGTTTATTTCAATTTTTTAATTATTTAATTATTTAATATTTTTAGTTATTAAAAAATATTTTTTTATAATTTATATATGGTTTTAATTAAATTTGGTGGAAATACAAGAAATAAAGATGGGAGAGAGGGGGAACAAAGTAAAAATTTGGATGATATTATAAGAGAAGACATACAACAAATGGATGACACCCAAAGAGAATATTTTTATGAAAAAGGTTTACTGAAATATGGTGAATTACTGTGGGAGAAAAAAGTACTTGAGATGGATTATTATGAATTAAATAAAGAACTCGAATTGGATGCAACAGATTATAGTATAAACGATTTATTTGACCTTTTAGATTTAGAAAAAAATGATTCAAAAATCGATGATATTGACCCTTCTATTGTATTAATGAAAAAAACATTGGATGAAAGTGTTTCACCTGATAATAGGAAGACTATCGAAAAATATAAAACATTTTTCGATGCTGTCGCAGTAAGATTAAAAAAATTTATCGATGAAGGTAAAACAGAAACATCTGATAATTTAATACAGAAACAAGATATTAGTAAAATAAAAAGAACTATAATACCATGCGCACAGAAAATCATTGTAAATAGTGATATTGATGTTTCAACAATTCCAACATCAACAATATGTCCGGATGGGTCAGTTAAATATAATGTAAATAGATATCAGAAGACTAATTTTGAAGTATTTTTAGAATTTAAACTTACGAATACTAGTAAACTTACTTTAGGTAATGTTATTATCCCCCTATCTGGATATTTTCCAATTGATTCAGCATATAATACAAACACATTCACTATTAAAGATATTAGTACTAATGATATAAAATGTATTGAACTTGAACCTCAACAACCTAAACAATCAGGTGAGGGTATCGAGGCTTATGCAGGGTTTATCGTTAGTTTCGAGGAATCTTTAAAATCAGTAGGTATAAAGGATGTATCTTTAACCATCGGAAAAAAATCTGGAATATTTGTATTATCTACTGATAGTATTGAAGGATATGAAATTGATTGGTTAGGTGGTGACTGTGATGCCATACCGTGTGTCGGTGGAAAATCAAATCTTACTACTAAGAATAGACCGACAAGTACATTGGGGTATTTAATGGGATTTAAAACAGATGATGAAAATGAGGGTAAATTTACTATTAAAAAAAATAATAATTTAAAGGCATTCAGACACAGTAGTGATATGATTGGTAGTCATATGTTTTATTTACAAATTACAGATTATACAGGTAGTACTAAAAATCATAATAAGGTTAATATTTCCAAACCGATACAAACTTTTAAACAATCATATTATTTTAATTCTATAAAAAGTCGCATTGGTATTGATAATTCATTGAATTTTTGTGAAAAAATGAAAGAAACAAATAAACGATCCAGTCGCAAGGGTACTTCTAGTAATACTGATATAAATTTTTTAAACCAATTAACCAACGCACAAAAGGAAACCATCAAAGCAATTGAAGCCAGGAGACAAAAAGCAATAGAAACGGAATCTTCTCCAAGTGGTGGTGTACCTAGTAGTAATGGTGATGTATTAACAGCAGGGAATGGAAATGTAATCACAATCCCTATACCCGCGAACAAAGACCGTGGAGGACCACCAGGAAAACTAGTACACCCAATAAGGTTTAGTGGTAGTAAAGAAAATATATGCCCTATTTTATTCAGTGGTTCGACAGATATTATTAAATTAGGTATCGCTTTATTAGATCAAAATGAGTTCCTTGTTGATCTACATGGTGCTGGGATAATCGTTACATTTAATACAGACCAAGAACAAACATCAATTGTTTAATCACGAAATATTACAACAACAAGGAGTTTCCTCCTTTTTTTTTACCTTGATAGCTGTACTTATATTTATACCTACCATCGACTCGTCCATATTATTATAGATATCCGTTATGAATTTATCTAAAAAATCATCCGTATTTATACCAATACTTGCACTCGTCTCTATATATGACATACCATTTTCTAAAGCAAAATTTTCTGCTGTTTCTCTAGAAACATTTGATGATTTATCTATTTTATTCCCTATAAGCATGGTAGGTATATTACACCCTTGGACTTCATTCATCCAATATTTAATATTGGCAAAAGACCTTTTATCACCCTTATCAAATACATATATTATACCAGCAGCACATTTATAATAATCTTTCAATATACTTGAAAAACATCGTTGACCGGCTGTATCCCATATATGCGTTTTTATAATAATACCATCAGGCATACTAGTTACTTTAGTTATAAAATCTACACCTATTGTCGCATCATAATGTTCTTCGAATGTATTATAACACGATTTATTTAGTAATGAAGTTTTGCCTGTAAAAGAATCTCCAACAATAATTAATTTAAAAATAAAATCAGGCATATATATTATATTTATATAATATAATGAAAACTAAAAAAATTAAAGATGGATATGGGGATAAAAAATTTATATCACCACAGGAATATGAAGCTATTAAATTTATTGATAATGGTGGGGAACCTAACTCAAAAACACACAAAATTGTAGTAAAAGAATATAAAAGACATTTTAATTTACTTATAATTTGGTTTATTAAAAAATACCCTCTATTAAGAGCCAATATATCAAAAAAAATACAGGTTAAAAATTCAATTGATATAATTTCTTCTAAATTAAAAAAACTTGGATGGAAAAAAATCCAAAAAATATATCAAATCTGTTTAGAATATTCTAAACAATAAAAAATAACTATATTTTTTAAATATAGTTATTTTTTAAAAGTCCTTGTTATTTGGTTCATGGTATTATTTATGAAATAATAGTTACTTTAATGCTTGAAAGTCGTTGTTTTTCTTTGTGTCGTCAATACTAAACATCTCACTTGTTGCACGCCGATCCCTTTGCTGAGTGGCTTCAAGACTCCTAGGTGCGGAAAAGAATCTGATTGCTGCAAAATATCTCTCTTGATTCTCTTTGTCCATCCATGCCATATCACCAACCTCCGTTTTATTAAGTTTGAAGGGGGTGGTGGTGGTGGTGGTGGTGGTGCTTTTGAAAGAGTCATATGGGGTTACACGCTTTATTGCTTCACCTACCCTTTCCCACGACGAACCGTTCTTTCTATATCTTGAATTATCTACAAAACCATCACCGAAAGAATATGTTGTGTCACCATATATATCTTTCCAAGTTTCACAAGAATTATTCGTAAATTTGCCAAATAATGTAGTAGTAATATTTTCGGAAACGTCATAGACGACTTGTTCGTTTTGTGAAGGGTCTTTGTAATGATAAAAGACATGACTCATGGTATAGTGGGTTTTTCTGTCGTGCTGCCATATACCCGAATTATCCGCTGTGCCTGATTTGGATAGTACCAGTGCACTAGGATGTACCATTCTATTCACAGTACTTTCATAATCAAAATCAACCTCTCCATTGGTGAAATAATTTACCGTCGCTGGGAAGAACACACCGGAAGCGTCCAAGTTGTCGGTGGTGGGGTCATTATTGAATTTGAAATCGTTCAAAAATGTATCTTTTGCGTAAGCTTGTTGTTCGCCGTCGCCGTCGTCGTCAATATAATGATGTCCCAAATGAAATTGTTTTCTTATATTACCACCATTAAACATACCTTGGTCTTCTTTATTGATGTCGGTTTTATTCGGGAATCCAACACAACCAGCACCTGTTGTAGGGTCATCCAAAGTGGTATAACTACCATAATGTAAATGTTGAAGTGGATTATTGAACTTTTGCACTTCATTCGCGGTTACATTGCCGGCGCCGGTGTTGCCACATATATCCCAAACAGCGGCGTTACTCAACTTATAATTATTATTCTTGTATTTCCCTGTTTGTTTATTCACTAGGTCACCATATGTGGTACTAGTATCACCAATATTATCCATTGCGAGAGCATAATTATTACTTGGATCCCCGAGAACATCACATAATCTAAAGAATCGGTCTCTTCCCATCATTTGTCCCTCATAATCAACCCATGATTTACTTATATCAGAAACAACAAGAATTGGGTTACCTAAATCATTTTTATTTAAATCTGCAACTTTCATATTGGCTTTGTCGATAGTTTCGGTGGTGAGTGGTATACTCGTCATATCTATAACATCACGAAGTTCCACTCCATTAGGTCGGGTTGTGAGTGATGGGGCAATTCTATGGGTGATTTTGCCTTCACTGATGTCGTATGTCGTATTGAGAAGAGCAAGTAAATCAAGAGAGTATATTGTCGCAATTTGTGGGTTGGCGGTGGTGCTCTGGCTGTTCGCTGCTGAGTTCCCTGTCAGTTGAGTCTGACCTATATTATGGATGATATCAGAGATATCAACGTTGTTCCCGTTGCTAACGGCGTCGGCATAGGCAGCATGTTTTTCTGCATGAGTCATGTAGTTCGTCCACTTAGTATTATTGGCAGATATACGGATATAGTAGGAGTAATTCAACATTTTTGGTAAGAAATCGTTTTCACTTCCAGCAACTGAATTTAAGACAAGATCAAGAGGTTGAAAGTATGTTTTTGGTTGTTGAGTACCACCGATAGTTATACTAGACCCCCCAGGTTTACTTGGTAATATTACAGGCATTTTAAAGGCTTCATTGGGTGGTTGTTGATTTCTTGTAGCAATGGCGGGAGTATATGGTTCCAATAATGATTCGCTGAGTTGTGCGATTTGTGATTTTTTCATCGCTTCGTGTAAATTGAATAATATATTTTGCTTATCAATATCAGGATATTGTCCACCACCCTTCTTGCCGCCTTTCCAATCTGTCACACTGAATAAAAGATAATCTTTATTATATTCAGCATCTTGGAAGAATGCCAACGAGTCTTCGTCACAACCTTTCAGTGGTAATTTACAGCGAATTAACCCACCACCTTTCATGGGTAATCCAATGTCGAGTGAAAAAGTCATACCATCGACATCTTTTTGAGATGGATTTCGAATTTCAATACCCATGTCGGTTTTCACAATAATTATAGTATCACTTCTAATACAGATAACGTTTTGCGATTTAATATTGGGATCCATAGGTCTTCCATCAAATCTTCTAGGTATCAAAATAGAACCTTGGGCTTTTTCATATTCTGAACTATCAGAAGTTAATAGTGGCGGCTTAGCTATCATATATTGGTGGTTATGGCCGGCAGGGATGGCGGTACCCCAAGTCGATGAATAATTAACAAATTCGTAACGAATATCACTGTCAGAATTATGTATTTCTTTTTTGGGTAATCTATCATCATCTTTAACTTTAAATGCAGTTGTTTGGTCCGATGCTAATTGATTAATTCTGATATCATTATAACCAACATGGTTACCATAAGTATTTTCAAATTTATATTTAATTGTAAATGAACGCGAAACAAATTTTTGATAATATTCACTAACCTCAACATGGGAAAGGTCAACTGCTAGATAGCTAGCACGTCGTCGTCCGTTCTCTTGTCCGACCGTAGTGTTTTGACCGGTCGTTCCACCAGGATTAATATAATTAGTCATACCAAGATATGTATAATAAGCTTCTAATGCGTTAGTAAACTGCTTCTTATCGCCATTTGTTTCCTCTCCTAACCATCCTTCACTGGGTGCTAGTTCACCATACTGTGTGTTGCCGCTCCAATCGGTGTTGAATTTCTTTGGAACGTCCGTCGCCGTCTTGACAGTTAATTCTCCTGTCCCTCCTCCTTTCCTATACTCATCGATTATTAATTTCTCAAACGGACCAATTTCAGGCGCAACAAGCAAATTAACACATTCGTGATATATACCATGTTGTGAAGATGGTTTGGCATTCGCAACATCATCACTACTAGTACCATGTCCTGTAATCGATGGGAAATCATTAAATCTTGTACCTTCTGATGAATCTGTGCCAATTTTACCGGAATTTGTTGTTCCACTAGTATTATTAATATTAAGATTATCTGACGCGTCTACAATATTACTTCCCGTCCAATTTACACCTTTGAGTTCATTTGTGATAGCTTCCAATACGTTTTTAAAAGATTGTTCGGCACCTTCCGTAGAATCTAATGGGTCTTTAAGAGAACCTTCATTTGTGACAACAATACTAATAGTATCGGTATCCATAAGTGGTAACATATAAATAGGGTATGTTTTTGTCATATCAGTATATTCAATATATGAATTCCACACATCGTTCTTGTACATGTTGTTGCCCTTCCATGTCGCGGAGGTGGTGGGCTCCAACAGTTCATATCGACCACAGTGTGTGTATTGTGTCTCCCCATGAAAAGGTGAATTTCCTTCAGTAAGATGTAATTGTGGACCGTATTTGAAAATTGTTCCATCATTAACATTTTGACCTATTCTTAGGGGGAACCCACCGCCCCCTGAGGTATCTTGACCGCGTCCCGCCAGCCTAACATTGGCAATGTTTGATGTAGCAGCAGTCCATGTGTTATCAGATAAATCTATATGATTCATCAAAGTATGATCTAAATCTAAACCTCTTATACATAAAGCTTTAGGGTGTCCTGATGAACCAGTGTCTAGACTACTCATTATTTGTAGCGGCGTTTCGAGGGAATCTACACTATGACCTTTATCAAGAATTTGTGTTCTCCAATCTTTATAATCTCTATTGTAATTTTTATTTCCTTTTGTAATAAAACTAGTTTTCGCTTTTGCCTCATTTTCATTTAATACGAAACGTTGTGGGTCATTGGATAATAATTGTTGGAGAACATATTGCATAGCAACGAAACCTCCTTTCTTTTTCTTTGTGGGGTCGACGGACCGTTTTTCTTGTAATTTAAGATACATAAATTGTTGGGGATTCATCACTACTTTATCAAAGTTAGTACCGTTTTTCATTGGCGTCCCCGAAAGTTGCATCTGTTTATATAAACTCTCGTTAACATTTGAACGCTCACCATTGTATGCCATATATACACCACCATTGATTTGGTCTATAATATTCTGTTCGTTTATAAGTATTTTATCATCCTCAGGTCTACCTAATAATCCTGATTTAATCATTCTAATTACTTGACAAGCGAAAGTACCATTTGTATTAGGCGTTGATTCTGCAAAAATAGGCACATTAAACTGATTATCAAATTGTTTACCAGGATATCTATAATCTCTAAGTTGACCTCTCGCAGAATCATCTTGTTTTACATCTGCCAATTTTAATCTACCAAATGTATCATCAGATATTATTGTCATTAAAGGATTACTACGCATATAATAGTCCTCATCATAAGTGGAAGTTATTTTCCCACCGTTACCGGAACCATGTTCATCATTAAATGGTACGTCGTCAGTGCTGAATGATGGGAAATCTTGTTTACCAAATACTATTGTGGAAAGTCTTTCTGCTAACCAAGCAGACCTTACAAACCCTCCTGTATTTTGAGTAGCACTGACTTCTTGTCTATGTGCCCCAGTAATGTTTGTAACATCAACACCTTTATTGTTTGGTGCCTTCCCACTGTTTCCTGACACATCATTCAACGTTAAACCATAATTATGTATCTCCCAATATTTTTTTTCTGTTGGGTCGCTGGTTTCTCGGGTGTGAGTCACCGCTACGGCCTCGGTCGAGTCATTTGAGTTGGCGGTGGGGGTCGACCGTATGAACCCACCTGCAAAACCCAGACGCTGTCCGATTCCATTCAAACACCAACCCATACCAGCCCAATCTTTGTCGTCCGATATTTTTCCGGTGTCACCGGCAACACCACTAACAGTACTTCCATCAACATGTGTAAGTGGTTCTAAAACTAACTCGCTTAGTTTAGTACTATCTGTGATAGTGTGTTTTAACATAGGTTCATAATTATTATTAAATAATATTGAGGGTGTATTTCTAAATAATGGTACACGACCAACCTCTGTGGGAGATAATACAATTCTATTACCCTTTTCATCAATTCTATACCATATATTATTCATTAGTGATAAAATATCCATTTTATTCAATGTTTCCAATAAGTAATCTGTTGTAATTTCAACTTTTCTTGATTTAACAGACTCAACCTTTTCTGCTTTCGTTTTAATCATAATTGGGAGAAATAAATTTTGTGCGTTTCCTACTGGTGTAAGTGTATCTAAAGTAAGAAGAGTATTATCGCAAAATTCAATTTCTTTGATTTCAAACGCCGTACATTCTTTAAGAAGATTAATATCTAATCGAACAGTATTTAATTTTAATTGAAAGTTCTGGATATCAAATTTATTCTTAAATGTATTTACATGAGAACCTATTACAATGTCGGACTGAATTGTTGAGGATGTTGTGTCGGAGGGACTCGACATTTCTTTCAATTCGAAAAGAACATGGAGCAATGGCGTCCACATTTGTATTGCCCCAATAATACTTAAGTACCCATTCGGACCAGAAAGTTTTAATACCTCATTTGTGTTGGCACCATCAAACGTACCTTTGTCGGTCGATACACCAAAGACCTTTTTCAAAATTGTTGCAGAACCAACTCCCATTTTGTTCAGAACATCGGTCGTAATATATTTGGTTTTGCTTCTTTTTAATCTTTCTTTAAATTCAAGAACTCTTCTCGAAGGTGTTTCACTTACAAAGCCAAAACCTCTTTCTGGACTTAAAATAGTTTCTATAAAATCTGGTCCGTAATAATCACGTGCAAATTCATAATTTATTTTTTCTTCAAATCTAATAACTTTTACACCATGATTCATATATCCAGATTCTTTCCATGAAGGGAAAATAATATTTTCCTTCTCCTCGTCTAAATAACAATATATTGGAAATTTTACTTGTTCTTTTATAAGCATTGGTAATGTATCGGAATTTAGTGATTTATCGATTAATTGTCCTCTAAAGGTAGCGCAAAATTCAAGTTGTGGGAAAGCATCATATAACTTACCATTCTCTTTCCATGATGCAGGAGGTGACCGATTCAATACGTTTGTTGTAAATCGTCCTACATCAGATGGTAGTGAATGAATTAATGTCGATACTAAACATTTTCTATATGCCTTTAATCCTTCTTGGTATTCCCCATTTACATCTAATAAATTACTAGGCATCCTGTTCCATTCACTATCACGGGTATCTTTAATCTTCCAAAATACATTTCCTAGACTATCTGCACCATTTAATAATGGTCTTGTTAATAATGATGTAAAATATATCAATGTTTCAATATATAACCCTTTATGTCCTGTTTTTGCTTCTTCTATCTTTCTATAATGATGCAATACATTACCTTTCACGGCATCGGTGGCGTTGGTCGTTGTGTTATAAGGGTCGAATTCTGCATCCACCGGGAAGACACCACCAGTATAAGCATTACAACCATTCATTTCATCTTTCGAAACTGAACGTTGAGCTTCCAATGATGTTATAGTAAACATATTACTGGCAGTGTCCTCCGAAGTATAAAATAAATCCATTAATGATTCTCTATCAGCTTGTGGTGTACCGGCGCCTGTATAATATCCACCATCTTGTGCAACAAATAATGTATCTAATAATTCGTTATTACTCGAATCTACATGATACTTAAATCTCGAGATAACAGCAAAATTAGATGCATAATCAGCATCTCCTTCTAGGAATGGTGCATATGTAGCTGCGGGGAACACAGCATTCGGACCAATACAATTTTTTATCAATGCTTTTTTAACTTTTTCCATTCTAGGTAATTTATTAAATGTCATGATAGGTAAAACCTTTGTCGTATTTTTAGATCTGTAAAGGTCAATTAACATATTAATCTGTAAATCTCTTTCTTTTTCTTGGGGACTGCCAAATTCGGAATTATTGCCGACATCTTTGATGAATATCTCTTCATAACATAAACTCCATTGATTATTATTCACATCACCTATGTTTTCATCTTGAACTATTACACTTAATAATGCAGTATTAGATGGATTAACGCCTGTTTTTCCTGCTATCTGATTATTATTTTCGGGAACAACACACATGCAAAAAACTAGCGCATCTTCGCCGCCGTCTATCAATGCTCCTTCGACCTGCTTCAAAGATGCTGGAAGTGTAATATTAATTCCACTATGTTTTTCATAAAGAACATTGGCATTTTGAAATATTAAAACACCAACACTTGTTGTTACATCGTCTTTTTCACATTGCGAGGTATTTAACCCAATTGAATCCGGTACATTTATTGTTTTTATTTCATTAATAATGGGAACAGTTACTTCAGATGCTATTCCGTTTTCATACATTGATAGCCACATATTTTCTTTATAAACACCATATTCATATTTCTTTTCTGGAACAATTGACCCCCTTGAAGCAAGAGCTTTTACTACTGGTGTTCTATTATCTAATATTTGTTCGTTTTGAATAGTAAGAGCACCTCGTTTAACTAAAAGATCCTGCTCGTATAAAGAAAATTTTATACCATCATATAATCCTCTTTCATTGCCAGTATTTCCCGATGATAAAACGTACGAGGATTTAATATCTTCCGGGGTAATAACTTTGCCTTTTTTCTTTGAATCGTTGATGGGTCTCTTCTCAACCCACATTAAAATATGAAATCCTGGAATTTCCGTAAGTGTTTCAGTGGAATCAACTATTTGTTCGCCACTAATATTATCAAAATCATCTAATTTCATATCACCTATTTTAGAACCAACAATACCTTTATTCCATTCTAATAATTGCTTATCGAATTCATCCGAAGCAGCTTTAAGTTTAATTAACATATTTTCAAAATGTAATTGTCCTTCATTATACTCGGAAAACGAGAAAAAACTAGTCGTCTCACTACCCATAATTACCTCACGCTCATTCACATTGAAACAAATATCACACCAAGTTCGAAGCCTATTTAATTCTTTAAACCCTTTACTTGGATAATCAATTAAACAACCTGTTACTATTCTATTCATAAACCCAAGATATTGCGTTAAATTCTCAGGCATATTTTTAATAAATTTACTAACTTGTTTATAATCACCACCAACACTGCCTCTATTCAAAAATATTAGAGTATTAAGTTTATAATAATTTGTCGCTTCAGTTTCTTCAAAAGTAACACTTCTTAACATCAAATTTACCCGGAATTTTTTAATGACGGGGGCGTGGTGCTTCCCTTCCAACTCGGTTTCCCGCACACCAATATTATCGGTGTTGTTCTGTGGTTCCGTTGCGCTATCAATCACGGATTTAACAGTATAAATTTTGACAGTATACGTCAATGGTTCTGAAGAAGATCTTTGAGAAGCACCTGATTCACCCGAACCGCCTTCGGTGTTTTTTCTTTTAATCGCTATACCATAATTTGCATCAAGTAATTTCCCCATTTTAATTTTAGGCTCATATACACCCGTATCCTCGCTACTCATGGAAGGTGAAAATATAATAGTCTCCATATCATTCCAAGAAGAAGCAATGAACGCTGGCACTTCATCACATTGTAAATAGTATGTTTTTAATTTCTTATCCTCCACCAACTTAAATGGATATCCTTTTAGTGCATAATTTTTTGTCTCATTATCATCAATATTACCCATTTCTAAGTTCTTTAAAATATCTTTTGATAAAGAGGATCTGTCATTTTCGTGATTTGCAATAATATATTTAGTATTTTTATTTGTTCCTGGTAAAATTATAGAACCTATTCTTGAATAAATTCTTTTTTTATAAAAGTTGCCGGAACCGTCACCCTCTTTTATTGTAATATTATTGGAAGCATCGAAAGAGTGAGTGTCATCGCCATTAAGAGCTAGTGCAAAATCCCGAACACCTGTAATAGTTAATACTGACATATTTTGATATCTTACGATATCTCTCTCTTTAGAACTCATTAAACCTGTATGTGGTTTAAAATCGGGATTTAGTGCTATGGTTCTTTTATCCGTTGCGGTCGGAGAATTGGAAGGGTCTGCGATGAAGTCTTTTAAAAATTTACCACCTGAAGTGTCTCTCAAATCTCCCCAGTTTGGTAAATTTTTTAAGAGTTCTAAAATTGACTGACGTTTTTTTGTTACAATACCACCACGTCCAAATATAAAATGTTCGAGAGCGCCGTCATCCTTGTGGGCGTTGTCAAGAAGGAGGCCTTTCGCAACCGCTTCTAAAACATTATTAAAACTAGTATCTCTGTCAGTGGTGGTGGTGCTGAGGGTACCACCATCCTTCGCAATCCGGCTATCAATGTCGTCCCCTTTACATGTATCTGCTAAATAACATGAGACAGATACCATAGAATTAGCTTTATCTGGTCTTACAAATTCTTCTCTTAATGGCGTTGGGTAGAAAATTCTAATTGTGTTTGAACATAAATCATCGATATAATACATACCTTCTACTAATGCACCACCCTTATTCGTTTCACTTTTAGCATTAGTAATTCCGGTTAAATCAAGTAAAGACATTTCAGAATTAAGATAATCCATAGCATCACTCCCTAATCTTAAATATAAACTATCATTATAATAAGGTGATTGTATTTTGGCCGTACTCAAAGTTTCATCTGATGCCAATGTCGTAAACTGGTGGTCTGTTAAATGAATCGGTGCTCTATCACTACAGGGTTCTATTGTACAAAGACTTGCGACAACATTTTCCAACGATTTTGTAAAAGCCACGATTTCGACTTTTTTTGCGTCAACCAAGGCTTTTATGTTGGTATCCAAGGTTCCACCACCAGGCTTGCAGTAACTTAATTTTTTGCCTGCTTCTTTCACATCGAACATAAAATTTATGTTACCATTTTCCAGTGCTTTACTATATAATTCACCGATCTCGGAATTTCTACTAATATCAAAACCTCTTGCCATAGCAAAGAGAGATGGTCTATTTTCATAAAAATCATTGGATTCATATGCGCTACCAATAGCTGAGTTTGGGGATTCAGTGGTATCGTTACCATTATGTAAATATGTTTTCACATTACCACTTAACCCAGACCCACCAGAAGCAAATGCTTCACTTCTGGTGGCGTATGAATTTCTTCCTGCTTTTGCATTCCTTTCTATAAGAGGTGCGTCGGCTTTGATATATCTCCATATATCCGAAGTATTTGGTTCCATAAGAAAATGCGATGATGGTCCAACCCATTTATATGCAGAGTCAATACTGGTTTTCCCTGTTATTTCATCACCATTATTTACCCTTAAATTCAATAAGTCCATATTGCAACAACTGGATGCATCGGTCGGCCCAGATAAAAATCTTTTTCTACCATCCGTCATTTGATATAAATCACTGATTGGTTCATTAACCTTTTTGTGGTTGGTATTGTTTGCGAATGTTTCATCTGAATATAGACCATATCCTGATAATAATAATGATATTACACTCTGTGTTCTATAAAGAGAATCTGTTATATAAAAATCTTTATCTTTATCTTGGGTATCCAACAATGTTCCACTATGATAACCATCACCTGTTTCAACAAAACGTTCTTGTAAATCAGACCAACATAATGGTCCAATACCCATATTGTTGTTTCTTAGGTAGATTGCCGTTCCATTCATACCCTTTGTTATTGTATGAATACTTAATCTTCTACGAGAACGAGCTAAATCTATTTTTATTTCGTCTGGATCTTCGGGAGTGCTTAAATCTTCCTGAGTTGGAGTTTTTCCGTTTCTATAACCGATACCTTTTGGAATATGTGTGATATCGTTGGAGAGTTCGTTTCGACTACCATCTTCTGTTTTTGGTCCACAATGTCTGGTGGCGGTGCCGATATTCTTTACTAATGGTGAATCTGACACATCAGATACACTACCATAATCTAATTGATAGGTTGTTGTTGGTTGGCCGACGCCTTGGTGACGATATAAATCCTTGTCCTCATAGGTTGCTGTGTTCGTGGTTGTGATTGACCTGTTTGGGTCAACAATCTTTATACGACCTACGGGAATATATGGTGTACAGTACATAAGTTTTCTGGTTGTTTCCGACGACACCGTTGAACGGTAATTTAGGGCATCTGATTGTAAACAATTACCATTATTTCTAAGTGTACCATCTGATGAAATATATGCTAATTTTTCCCAATCATCCCCCAATTCTTCCCCTCTTAGAACCTTGGGTATTAAGGCATGATATGGATATGTTCCCGAAGGATCCCACATAATAGCTCTTACAAATCCACGTAGTAAGTTGGTACCGTCTAGGGCGTCTGTGACGTCTGTAGAATATGAATACATATCCTCTTTATAAGTTGGCCCTTGTTTGTCTGGATAGCGTACCGGACCGCATCGAGACGCGTCCGATATTACATTATAAGTTATGGGATCGGTATTAACAACGGTCACGCTGGAAGTATCGGTAGTACCATGTAGTGGTAACGAATCCTCTTTGACTAATCTATTTAGTTGTCTTTTATTACAGAGTTTTGATCTAAAAAATTGTGCTATTTTAGGATTTGTAGATTTCTTGAAAACCTCCAACCAATTAGGCATGGAAATAGTATTTGTTGCGTGGTCCTCTGTTAAATATTTGTTAAATATACTGCTAATAGGTAGGTCTTCTAACTCTTCGAAAAACGATTTGGTATTATACCATGCTATATTTAAAGTTTTCGTTGTGATTGTATCAATTGTTTGGTCCACATCGAGTGTTAATTCGGTATTCATAACCATACCAGTTATTAAAAGAGACGCGGTTCTAATTATAGAAACGATGGCTGTTAATGCATTTCTAGATATGATACATCTAGATTCACTTGGTTTTGGTGTACTCTGTGCTCCAACTGGTAATACTTCTCCATCCCAAGTAAACCATGGAATTTTTGTAATTCTCGCTGTTATCATTTTAATTTCATTATTGTCAATATTCATGGAATTATTCTTAAATATTTTGGAACTCCCAATTCTTCTTTTAAATACCCTTTCCGACACACTAGCGCTTCCCTCATATCCATGAATGTATAGACCTTTTTCGACACCAAAACCATCCGACATGAATTCAATGTTTGCATCTAAAACATAATTTGCAGAAGCTCCAGTATATGTGAATTCATTCGATATAAATTTACCTGCGTATTGGTCTATATTAACACAAGATGAATTTTCACCTAGCTCCACCATTTTGTCGAGTTCACAGCAAGCAAATGTGGGTTGGGCCAAAGTTTTAGCTCTCCAATCAAATAAAATCATATCTTTATTGTTCTCATAAGAATTATCAGGAAGAAGGTTTGATTGTCTCCATTTAGGGAAAGCTGTGATTTTATCAAGATTTTGGTGAGGCATCATTATTTGCGTGCTAGTTGAGGTTTGTGTAATGTCGCCGTCTCCATCCTTCTCACCAACGCTGTATAATGCTGAACTGTCACTACGTCCCGTCTTGTTTTCGGAGTTATCCCAAATATCATAATCAGGACATACGATTTGTCTTGAAGCATTAACATCTAAATATGGAATATATGCTGCACCATTAACAGTACCACCAGACGAGTAACTATCCAATGCATTACCGGGTCGTGTCCAATCCTCTACCACAGTAATATATACCTTTATTTGGTCGTTGGTGCCCTTGTCTGAAGGAGTTTTGATATATAATAATTTTTTAAGAAAATTAGTATTAACTATAGCGGATTGATTTACAAGTTTAGAAAATGCCAATGTTTGATTGTCTGTACTTGTTGTAAAATTTGCAGCAAAATTATCTGAACCACCAGATGATGTACCTTGTAATGCGTTTGCTAAATCACCATATGAAGTTTCCCAATCTGTAAACCAGTTATCCTCAAAAACACTTGGGTTGGGGTAGGCGGACGATCTTGGGTATAAATAACCACTATTTGAATTTTTAAGGTCATCTGCAATACCTGTTTTTCCCCCGAGGGATTGGTATGAAAGATAACCAAAACTAACTATTGAATCGTCGTTTGTTGTAGGTGACACACCATAAAATTCATTTTTTAAATCATGTACGTTTTCTCTTTTATCACGTGTATCTAAAGTAGGTACTGAACTTATGACTAAATATTTCCCTCCCGTCGATGTAGTATTTGAAGATAGTGGGTTTCTTGCCATATCTTGGGGAAATTTGCCAGACTTTTGCACTTGATCTTCTGAACCACCGAATATATCCCAATTATAACTATAACTTGTTGTGACATTACCAAAATCTTCTGACCTTAATATGCTGGCCCCCAATTTCTGTTTCATATTCATATCCGGCTTTATAATGATAGAAAACTTATTTTTCATATCAAATGGGTCAGAAACTATTTTCATTTGATCGACCTTTAATGTGTCGTTGTTGCTGTCTTTTTGGTGTAATTCAGCAGAAACAATATATAAAACTCTTTGTGGTTTAGTATTGGCTACTATATTGCCTTGATTCTGTCCGAAATAAGGAATTCTAGTTGGTGTTACTGCTAAAGTGAATTCGTTGTTTCCCGGTGTCAAGTTTACTACAGCACAATCATACATTTTAGGTCTACATTTAATACCTTGTCCAATTAAGTTTCCACTGTAATCTAATCTTTTCGCACCTTTAATGAGAGGATTTAATATGACATTTGAAGCATCGGTCGAATTCAAATTTTTTGAACTGTCAGTAATACCATTGTAAAACTTTGTATTTGAACTAATATCAGGAGCCATCGGATATTCAAAAACGGAATATAATTTTTGTTGTGACATAAGATTATCAATACTAGTATATATTTGTGTAACAGGTACAAATTGTGCTCTTTGTGTTCTTAAATCACCCGCTAAATTAGCTTTAGAAATATCAATTAAGTATGTATCGTTCCATGCGGAACAACAAAAGTAAGAAAAGGCTTCCCAGCCGTTTGTAAGATGAGTGTTTTTTGATGTACTCATTATAATTTTATAGGATATATTATTTTTTACAAAAATATATATTTTAGGATGTTGTTTTTTGAATTATTTCAAAAATAATTGAGTAATCAATCATATTTATATTTGCTATATT